CCCCTACCCCTAATACCCTTACGTCACATAACCCAATACCCTTAGCCCACCTCCCCCTATCCCCACCCCCAGGGCCTAGAGAAAAGCTGAAGCACCTAAATAGGTGGGTAGGCTTGAGGTGCTGCGGTGGAACGGGGCGTCAAGGATCAAGGGACCCTGCCCCGCCCTGCGGGGTTTCTGTCGAGGTCGCTACCCTAGTTAAGTAGCCCACCTTCCCCTGGATGTCGACTGAGCGTGATTGCGGGCGGGAAGGTGCTGGAGAAGCCGCAACGTACGGCCACGCGCTGCACAGAGAGCTACGAGAGCTTACGAAAACGCATCTACAAGGATCTGCTGGAGCCCCAAAAGCAGTTTGTAGACGACACGGACCACAAGATCTTGGGGTATTGCGCCGGGTTTGGTGCCGGCAAGACATTTGCATTGTGCGTCAAAAGTATATTTTTGGGTATGGACAACCCAAACACAACTGCAGCAGTATTTGAGCCCACCAACATCATGTTGAGGGACGTTTGGATGCGTTCCTTTGACCAATTTTTGGAGAAATACAACATCCAGCACGACTTCCGCGTGTCCCCGCAGCCCGAATATGTGCTGCACCTACCCCATGGCCCCGTCACACTGCTGTGCCGCGCCACAGAAACATTTAACCGTATTCGTGGACAAAACCTCTCGTTTGTTTTAGCCGACGAGATTGACACCTCACCAATGGAGGTAGCACAAAAGGCCGCAGAGATGATGCTAGCGCGTCTCCGTGGAGGCCAAAAACCCCAGCTGGCACTGGCTTCTACTCCAGAAGGCTATAAATATCTCTACCGCACCTTCGTCGAACAAGGTGACAATCCCGACCGCCGTTTAATCAAAGCCAAGACCACCGACAACCCCTACCTCCCCGTCGGATTCGTTGACTCGTTGTATCAGAACTACGACAGTCAACTGGTTGCCAGTTATATCGAGGGTGAGTTTACCAACCTGGCCAACACGACGGTGTACCACCCGTTCGACAGGGATCGCCATTGGTGCGACACGGAGATCACACCTGAGGATCGGGTGTTCGTGTCTATGGACTTTAACGTAGGCGCGTGCTTCTGCGAAGTAATGGTTCGACGCGGAGACGAGTTCCACGTTATTGATGAGCACCACCCGAAGGACACCCCTGCGGTGGTGGCGTTATTGCAGGAGAAATACGGGGACTTTGTAGAGCGCGGTGATTTGGTAGTAATACCGGATGCTGCGTCACGGCAGCGGACCACCACTAACGCTGCGGAGTCGGACCTTTCACTACTGAAGAAGGGCGGATTTGTGGTGAAGACCCAGAGCGCCAACCCTCAGATTGCAGACCGGGTGAACGCAGTGAACGTGCTGCTGTTGGCGGATCGCCTAAAGATCCACAACAGGTGTAAATACTTAATCAAGTCGTTAGAGCAGCAGACCTACGACAAGTCGGGCAAGCCCACCAAGGGGATTGGAGGTTTGGACGACATTTCGGGTCCTGTGGATGCCTTGGGTTACGGGATCACGTATTTGGCACCGTTACGCCGCTGGGCGACTGGTGGTTCTTCGTTCCGCACCTACTAATGGCCAAGCGCGACCGATTACACCTGAGCCCGTATCAGACCATCGAGACGGGCCGCGACTGGAATGGGCGGTTTTATATCGCCTACTTAAACGGTGCAAGCTTATTTATCCGCGACCATAAGGACCTGCGAAGGTTCCTCAAGGTCCCAAAGGGCATTTCATCGAGGGAGTCATTGGATAACTGGCTTGCCGCACTTGAGGCAATGGACATGGAGCATGAGGCCAAGCGTGAGCACCTGCCCCAAGAGGCAATGAGTAAGGAGTTGTTGGCGACGGGGTTTGGCCCTGAGGCTGACGCCCTCAATGAGAGCGATCCCAACTTTGCCACCAAGACTGTTATTTAAGGGTGGCGGAAACCTAGATGACGACTCCTATTTGGCGTAGCAGTGGCCGATAACAGCACCTACCCCCAGCGTGTTGTATCGCCAGCGCCGCTGCCTTTGCAGTACGGCAGCAGTGAGGATCCCAGCGTCATCAGCAGCGCAGTGCTGCAGATGATCCCGAACTGGGAGCCGATTGATGTGTGCGTCGGTGGCACCCGAGTATTGCGAGCCAATGCTGAGAAGCTGATACCTCGGGAGCCCAGTGAAGCCAAGGACAGCTACGAGCGCCGCATCTTCCACGCAACGATGCCGCCGTTCCTTAACCGTCTGGCATCGCAAGCCGCTGGGATCATTCTGCGCAAGGGCATCCAGATCGAGGGTGACGAGTATTGGGAAGACTGGATCAAGGACGTAACGGGTGATGGCACGACCCTGAACGAGTACGCCCGTCGTCAGCTGGTCACGGCACTGCTGTATGGGCACAGCAGCACGGTTGTGGACTATGCCAACGACACCACAGCCCGCACGTTGGCTGAGGAGCGTCGTCTACGCCGTAAGCCGTACCTCGTTCCGATTGCTCCCAACCAAGTGTTGGGTTGGCGGACTGCCAACGACAGCACCAGCAGCGATCTAGCCCAAGTGCGAATCAAGGAAAGGGTGGTGACCAGCAAGGGAGCTTATGGAGAGGCGCTTGTCGATCAGATCCGAGTAATGGAGCCCGGTCGCTATGAGATCTGGCGTACGCCTGCCACCACTGGCCTGACGACTGCACCTAAGTGGGAGTTGGAGAAGCAGGGCCGAACCAGCCTGAACCGGATTCCGATGGTGACGGTCTACAGCAACCGCACCGGCAACTTGCTGAGCGTGCCTCCGCTAATGGAGGTGGCGTATCTGTGCATCGCCTACGCCCAGCGCTTCTGCGACTTCCACCACGCAATCCACGTCGGTGCGAACCCGATGTTAGTGCTGAGGGGCTTTGACCCTGATAGCGATACCCCGTTAGGAATCAGCGTCAACACGGCTCTGTTGCTTCCACCTGATGGTGGTGCGGAGTATGTGCAGCCCACCAGCGAGGCATTTGATAGCCAGCTGAAGTGCCTGAAGGAGCTGGAGGATCAGATTGGCCGGCTTGGCGTGAACACGCTAAGTCAGTCCAACCTCACCAACGCTGCTGCCGAGGCCCGTCGCATCGACAGGATCGACAGCGACTCAATCATGGCGGTGATCAGCGGTGACCTGGAGCGCACCATCGCTCAAATCTTTGAGTTAGCAGCGGAGTATGTGGGTATTGAGCCACCGACTGTGAGCATCTCGCGTGACTACGAGAACCGGTTGATTGACGGCAACCAGATTACGGCGTATCTGCAGCTTTACATGCAGAACGCGATCAGCCAGCAGACGCTGCTGAAGATCTTGCAGGACGGCGAGGTGTTACCACCCACGGTTGATTTGGATGAAGAGTTGAGCCTAACGGCTGAGCGGCTTGAGGAGCAGCAGGCAATGGAGCGTCTTGCCATGAGCGGCCCCGACATGGCGTTCCAAGCACCTGCGGACAATGCGGGCCAAGGCGAGTCGCTCAACAGCCAAACGTTGCCTACACCAATGCGCCCTGGCCGTAACGCCAGCTGATGACCCCAGATGAGTACCTACGCGAGTTAGCGCAGGCGATCACGCAGCAGGAGGACCTCAACGATGAGGAGACCCGTGATGTGTTGTTTGAGTTGGCGCTGCGGATCTACGCGCTGCTGCTGCGGGAGCTGCCTGAGGGTCGATTGGAGAGGAGTATGCGTTGGAGCCAGCTGCGCACCCGCATCACACTGGAGCTGTTGGGGATCAACGATCTGCTGGCCCAAAAGCTCTACAACCGTTTAGCGGCCACAGAGTCGTTGGTGAGCGACGTAGCCCGACGCTATTTTCAGCTCCCCGTTGGGACCGTGGCACCACGACAGCTGACAGAGGTGTTGGACATTACCCGTGTTGTAGGGGTTCCAGTATCAAGGTTGTTCCTAAGAAACCCTCGTACTGGCGTTTCCCCGTTTGTGACTCAGCTGCTGCAGCTTTTGGAGAGAAGCGTAGTGGGGATGTTTTTCACCGACCCCTCTGCAGAGGAAGTAGCGGCGAAGGTGATTGGAGTGCGCACCAGCGTTGGTCGTCAGGTGCCGGTGCCATCAAAGGGGACGGTGGCAAACAACTGGAGGGAGCGGGTGCAGTCGATTGTGGCTGCGGCGTTATGGAGCACGGTGCAACCGGCGATTAATCGGGCAGCTGCGGCAGCCGCGCAAACGCCAAGCGTTCCTCAGCTCTTGCAATGGCGCTGGAACGCGCTGTTGGACCCACGCACTTGCCCGGTCTGCCGCCCTTTGCACGGCAGGACTGAAGCAGATCCTGAGGACTTCCCTCAAGGCCCGCCACCGATACACCCGCGATGCCGCTGCGTTCTCATTCCTGAATTGACGTAAGTAAAGGCAATCTCGGGTGTAGTTTCACCTTATTGCATGACTGATGAAGTCATGGGTGTTCCCTTAGCGGGGGAGCAAGTTGATTCCGTGAATCAACAACCCGAAGCGACCACCGTCTCCGACGACGCAGGTGCTTTACGCCGAAAGTTAGAGCTTGTCCAGCAGGACAATCTCAGCAAAGGCGAGGCCAATCGCAAGCTGAATGAACGGCTTGGTGAACTGGAGAAAGCCCTACGGGAACGTGAGACCGAGCTGAAGTCAGGCAAACAGCAACAGCTCGCCGCCAGCGGTGAGTACAAGAAGCTGTGGGAAGAGGCGAACGCAGATAACGCTCGTCTCCAGCAACGGATCGGAGAGCTTGAAGCCGCGCTTCAGGCGAAGGACGCAGAAGCGAGTGCCGAGCGTCTCCGGGCCCAGGCGGTCCAACAGATCGGTCAGGCCAACGCCCTTGCACCCGAACAGCTTTACGGGTTGCTGCAGCACCAGCTACGAGGCAGTGATGGCGGCCCTGCGGTCATTATCAACGGCATCGAGCAACCGCTGAACGCATATTTGACACAGCTCCGCAACCCCGGCTCTGGCTGGGAGCATCACTTCCGCAGTTCTGGAGCCATGGGAATGGGCAGTGCGCCTAGTGCCACCGGCCTTCCTGGAGTCGTCAATCCGTACAAGCAAGAGACCTTCAACTTGACGGAAGCAATGAGGTTAGAAACAGAAAACCCAGACCTTGCCAAAGCTCTTAAGGCTGAAGCAGGTCGCGGGTAACTCACGGTAAACCCCGCATTTTAGAGAAATGGCCCAACAGAACATGGGAGGAACTTTCCTCTCCAACCTGATCACCCGCCCCGAGTTTCTTAGCTACACTTCGGAGCGCATTTTTGAGCAGTCGGCGTTTATCCGCGCCGGCATTGTGCAGCGCAACAGCGCTCTTGACGCCCGTGAGGGTGGCACCCGCGTTCGTGTTCCTTTCTTTGACAAGATCAACCCCACCGAAGAGGTGATCACCTCTGGTAACACTTGGGGCACTAGCGGCGCTGGTTATCTGACCAGCCAGAACGTCACTGCTGCCGAGCAGATTATGACTGTTCTGCATCGCGGCTTCCAGTACGCAACTGACGACCTCAGCAAGCTGGGTTCCGGTGCTGACCCCCTCAGCCACGTTCGTGACCAGCTGGCTGCTGCGATCAACAAGCTGAAGACTGCCACCCTGAACGCTCAACTAAGCGGTTTGTTTGGCAACATCGCTGGTTCTGGCGTTCTGGGTGCCAACACCGTCAACAAGACCGGCACTACCACCGCTACCGCTGCCAACTACCTGACTGCTGCCAACGTGGTAGCTGCCAAGCAGGTTCTGGGTGAGCGTGGCTATGAGCTGTCTGGCATCGCCATGCACAGCAACGTGGCTGCCTATCTGGAGGAGACCGGTTACCTGCAGGTCCAATCTGCTGGTGGTTCTGTCTACGCCGGTGGCGGTGTGGGCGCTGGTCTTGGTTCTGGCCAAGTGGGTCGCTTTGCTGGCCTGAACGTCGTAATCGACGATCAGATCGGCGTCATCGCTGGTGGCACTGCCACCCACCTGAACAAGTATCCGGTCTACCTGTTTGGCAGCGGTTGCATCGGTGAGGGTATGCAGCAGGATCTGCGCGTGGAAGTGGACCGCAACAAGTCCAGCTTCCAGGATCTGCTGATCTGCGACTACCACTATGGTTTCCACGTCAGTGGAACCAAGTGGAACGCCAACGGCGACAACCCCACCAACGCCTCTAGTTCCGGCAACTTGGCTGCCACCAGCTCTTGGAGCCTGGCCTACAACAGCGCCAAGAACGTGCCCATGGTGCGTCTGCTCGTCAATACACCCTATGACTCCGGCGTTTATGCCTGAGCCATAAGGCCACTAAAAAGCCCCCTCCAGCAGGGGGCTTTTCTTTTGCTCAGGCTTCAATGCCGAGTCGCATCTTTTCTTGGCGCTCAAACACGCCGATGGTGTCAACCGTCATCTTGTAGCTTTGCAGCATGACTTGATTGACAAGCACGTAGCTCAGCTCAAGTTTGTCTGCGATCTCAGGGACATTTGCACCTGCTTCCTTGAGTTCCCGGATTTGCGGCACCACATCCTCCCATTTGCGCGGGGAATTAGCGGAGACAGATTCGGAGTCTTTTGCGGCCTTTTTACGCGCCGGTTTGACTTCGCTGGCTGTGGATTGCAGTTCTTCGGCGGCTTCGCTCACTTTGAATGTGCGGGTACACCCAAAGTTGCCCCGGAAACCTAGGCAATCGCGCAGAAGCCAGTGCCCACCCTTGTTGCGACTGTCGGAGCGAGTAACGCCAACAGCTACTTGAGCGTTGCCAGTGCTGACAGCATTGCTGACGGGATGGTGGGCACCTTGACGTGGAGCACTGCAACCAGTGACAACAAGATCCGCGCACTGATCACGGCAACCAACGGTTTGGAGACGTTGGGTTGGGTCGGCAGCCGTGCCACAACAACTCAGGCATTGGCTTGGCCACGCAAGGATGCCAAATGTGGAGACAAGAGCTATACAGCAAGCCAGATTCCCCGCGAGGTGGAATTAGGAACGTTTGACCTGGCCAACGCTTTGCTGGGGGACCCGACAATCTTGCGCAGTAGCGCCAGCTCAAAAGCATTGGTGACTGGCGTGCCCAATCGTGACCTCAAACGCCTGAAGCTAGATGTGATGGAGCTTGAGTGGCGGACAGACGTAGGCAACTCGACTACTGAGGCTGTGACACCCCTGACTGTGCTGCCTCACTTAGCGACAGTCTTGGGCTGTCTTACCACTAGCACCACTCGCGGCGGCCTTGGCGGTGCGGTCGCTATCCAACGCAGCTAGGTCAATACTGCATAAATCCTTATGTAGGTGGGGTAGGTCTACACTGAGCACATGGCTCAGGTTGCCTACCAACCGGCATCGGCTACGCCGGCGCGGCATCGCCCCCGCACCGGCTACTTGGCGACGCCGTTATCGCGTGAAGAGCAACGCCGTATTGCGGCGATGTACCGCGAGCACCAAGGATTACTGCGCCTAATGGGGCGCAAGTTGTGCCGCAAGTACCCGTTTGTCAGCGCTGAGGACGTATTCAGCTGCATTGATCAGGCATTCATCAAAACCTGTCGCGCTTGGCAACCCGCCAAGGGGACCTTCTCGACCTTGCTTACGGTTTTTGCCGAGGGTGACGTACTGCACTTTATTCGCGACCACAACTGGCTTGTAAAGGCTCCAGGCGCTGTGCGCCGTAACGGCCAGCTTGCCCGCAAGCTGCTCGACAAAGGCCACAGCCGCGAAGAGGTGTTGCAACATCTAGAGATCACTGAGGAGGCGTTAAAGCTGGCTCTCGTCGCCACCAGCCCCACGGACCACGACATTCGCGGCTTTGACCTCCACGTTTGCCCCCGCCCCACTCCCTACGAGCTACTGGAAGCTGAGGAAACCTAGTGACAACCACCGCTTCACAGTTCAATGGCTACGGGTGCGTTTTTCAATAGCCTTGGGTATCGCTTCTGGGTGAAGGCAGGCACTACTGCCAGCACCACCCCAACCAACAACACCGGCATGACTGAGGTGCTGTCGTTGACTGAGGCCGGCATCCAAGGTTCTACCGAAACCCAAGACGTTCTTGACTACGGCAGCAGTCTTGGCTTTACCGCCACGATTGTGCAGCGTCAGAGCTACAGCATTCCCATGCAGATGAACTTGAACCTGAATGACGCAGGTTATTTGGTTCTCAAGAATGCTGCCATGAACGCTGCCACCGGTGTGACTGTTCAGTGGTATCGGGAATCTCCTGAGATGAGCGCGGTTGGCGCCCCTGAGTACCACTCGGGTGTGGCATGGGTGACCGACTTCTCGGAGTCGATTGCTGCAGGTAACGTGGCTGCTGTGACCTTCACTCTGACCGGCTACGGCGCCTACACCTGGAGCGCTGAAACCAACGCCTGATCTCCAGAAGGTTGATGACCCCTAGCGTTTGGTGGTTGCGCTAGGGGCCACCAATCCTCCGCCACTCAGCCACAAAGAACCTCATTGGTTCTTCTGCTTTAAGCACCGGCGTGATCCAATCGCGCTCTGGTGCTATGTAGGCATCACGGTTGGTTCCCACCATATAATCGCCGCGCAGCACCTCCCCGGAATATGGTGCGCTCCAGCGGATGGTGAGCGTGTTTTTCGTTAGCTGGGGTGCGCTCTGCGAGCGGAGCAGCGTGCCCGTATCCACAATGTCACGCAGTCCTGCCGGGACAAACTTCCCGGAGTACACGCCGACCTTTCTGCGTGTTGCCACCGGCCAGTCGTAGATCGTGGCTTTGATTGACTCCTGCAGCAACGGCGTGAGCTTGTTGCCGTAGTTGGCTAGGATTACGGGAATGCGCTGCAGCAGCTTGTCAGCATTCCAGCGGGTGATGCGAACAGAACTCATCCCACTTGCTCTTGCGTTTTAAGGATGATTCGTTCGCCAAGCGCGGTATTCAGTGTGGTGCCAAGCAAACCAGTTTTGCCGTAGGGAAGGCGAAGGCTTACGACCTCAACGGAGAGTGCAGCTTCACCGGCAAAGGTAAGGGTGCCCCCTGTTCCTTCGGCAATCCTCACGTCAAGCGCATCTAGGGCGTACCCCTCAAACAGCGTCTCCGCCACTTCAACGCCGGGAAACGCCACACCGGATTGTCTGTTTGCTTTAAGAAACAGTTCAACCTGCACTGACGCCTCAGCAGGTTTGACATTGCCAGTAACGGGGTCGGTCACCACCCCAGTTGCTGCGACCTTAAAGGTGGCGGTGGCGTTCGAGAGTGCGCTGAGTGCGGTAGCCATACCCAAGGTTTCCCCCGGCAATCTCGGGGATAGGGCAAGTCAGCGACCGTGGCGGAGAACCTAGGCGAAGCCCAACTAAGGTTAACGGTTGACCTATCTGCGTTTGAAGCAAGCCTTCAAAAGGCAAAGTCCTTAATTGATAAAGAACTTGGTAGCGCAACTGCCCGTCCGACAACACGCAGTAACAGCAGCTCACGTTCCAGCTCAGGTAGCAGTGGTCCTTCACCAGAACTAGCTCGGTTTATACAGAAAGCTAAAGACCTAAACATCAACACAAGTTGGGGCAAGGCTGTCCAGACTCTTAACGAGATAGATGGCGACCTTGCGCTGATTGGTGCAGGGCAAGATTTTAATTTGAAGCAGGGTTGGACCGCCGCACTATCAGATCTTCAACAGATCAATGCTGACCTACAGCTTATTTCCAGCGGCAATAAGTTAAACATTCGCACCAGCTGGTCAAAGTTTCTATCCGAGATAGAAACCGTAAAGGCGGACTTAGCCTTAGCCACTTCAGAGTCGGCTCTAAATAAAGAGTTAGCGCGGGGCCGAGAGATTGGCCGCTTGAATACCAGCCCCATATCAGGTCGTTTGCCCGGCGGTGGAGTTATACCGGGTTCTCCGGCAGATCGAGAGAGCCGCGCTCGCGCTAAAGCGCAAGAGTCTGAGGCAGCTATCGCTGAGCTAGCAAGGGCTCGTCGTCAAGAAGCTGCACAGCTTGATCAACAACGGAACAAACGTAATACAGCAGTTGGTAACGCAGTCAGCTCTTCCTTGATCGGCGGCGCGTTCCCTGCTTTATTTGGCCAAGGCGCGGGCGCGAGTGTTGGTGGTGCGCTAGGCGGTGCGCTTGGAATTTTTGGTGGCGGCTTCGGCTTTGCTGGCTCTCTAATTGGCACCGCCATCGGCCAGCAGGCGGACAATCTTGGCAAGTTGAGTCAAGCGCTGCAGGACCCCATTGGCCGATTCCAAGAGCTGCAGCAAGCCGCTGTGCTATCCAGCCGTTCGCTTGAAAAGAACATTGAGGCCCTGATCAGTGCGGGGCGTTTTGCAGAAGCTGAAGCCAAGATCCGTGAGGACTTAGCCAAGCGCGGGCTGGATGCTGCCACTGCCAACCAACTTGCAGCTGAGAGCGACAAGATGCAGCGCTCCCTTGCTGAACTTGGGCTAAGCATCGGTTTAGTAGTGCAAGGACCACTCACCGACCTAATCAATAATTTTAACCGTCTCCTTGAGCCAGGAAGGGTCGCAGCTCAGTCCCGTGCAATCCAAGCTGGCCTGAGTCCTGAAGATCGAACGGCCTTTCAAAACCGACGCCGTGAATTAAACATGCAGGGCTTTGGCATTCTTGAGGCCAATAAGCAAGCTAATGAAGAATTTGCACCTAAAACCGCTGATGCTGTCATAGCTCAGGAAAAACTCACAGCAGCTCAACTTAAGGACAATGCGGTGTTGTCGGCGCGGAAGCGACTAATTGATGCAACATCGCAGGGTCAAGAACGTCTAACGCTTGAGCGTCAAAAAGAATTACTTATTGAGGAGAAGAAGGCCCAACTGCGTGCAACTCCGAATGACGGGCTGCGCATTGAACAGGATACTGCATTGCGTATTTATGAAATAGATCAGCAAATAAGGCAAATTGAAGGCCAGCGTTTTGCTGAAAGCATTGCTGCAGCCAATCAGCTCAAGAGTATCCAAGAAGAGATCGCCATTCAGCAGCAGCGCGGCAGCCTCACCGGCACCGGTATCGGCGCCTTGCAATCGGTCAAGGCACTGGAGGATGCCAAGCGTGCCGAGCAGGATGCGCAGGCAGCGCTGCGTGCTAACCCTGGCAGCACCGATCTCTTTAACGCTTCTCAAGCAGCTGCTGCCAACGTGGAGCTGGCAGCGGCGAAAACCAAGGCCGACCTGCAAGAAGCCTTTAAGACGGCGCAGGATGCGGTGCGCAGCATCAGTCGGGGCATTGAGGATGCCGTCACGGGGCTGAATGCTGCACGCGGTAGCGCTGAGGGCATTAACCGCTTTATCGGCCCACAGTCGGCATTCGACCGTCAGGAAGCGGCCAACGCAAACCTGTTCCGCGAGGCCAGTCAGCTTGCCAATCAGCTTGATGTTACAGCCACGTTCACTGGTGGTCTAACCGAGCGCAACAGCCAGCTTACCGAGTTCATCAATGCCGCCCGCCAAGAGCTGCGGGGCACTGAAGACATTCGCATCAACACCGAAAACCTTGCCAAGGCCAACAACGACCTTGCTGTCGTCAACGACGCTTTGGTAAACATCAACACGCAGCTCGCTGAAGCAACGGCCAACCTCGCTAGCAAGGATTGGAACGTCTATGTGAACGCCGCAGCCACTGCTGATCTGCCCCGTGGCGTGGAGGTATTCCAATGACTCTTGCCATCGGCGCGTTCAGCACTAACAAGCTAATCGCCCAGCCCTTTGGCTACGACGAGACCAGCACCCGCGACGGCCTGACCGCCCGCCTCTGGCGCGTTAGTGGTCTGCTTACAGCGGCCGAGTGGCAGTCGTTGCTCAGCGTCTACAACACTTGGCGGGACACACGGCTCACCAATGCCGACACCCTCAGCAGCGCCACCGTTGGCACCACCGTCAGCCTGACCACCAGCGCCAATGGCGTCAGCGTCAGCGGTGTGGCCTGTTGGTTCACCACTGCCCCGAGCGGTGAACAGGCTGGCCCCTACATCCAAGCCAGCTGCGAACTGGTGGATGCTGCTCAAGCCCTTGCGGTATTGCTGCGGCAGGAAGAGAAAAACCGCCAACGCAACGAGGCAATCTCCAAGCCCAACCTCGGCACGGTGACCTTGGGCACCGCCACGTTGACGCTGCTGGAACCAATGGAGACCTATCAAGACACACCGCAGCTGCAGCTCACCGCCAGCGGCACTCATGTGATTAACGGCCCACTGGCTGCCACTCGTGTTCGCCGTATCAGGGGCACCACCGATAGCAGCGGTTGGACAGCGGTTCGCAGTTGGTACGAAACCAGCGTGGCCTCAGTGCCCAATGTGGGCGACTTCTATCCGATCTCAGCCCCTGAGGCCGATGCCGAGGTGATCATCAGCGGCGGCGCCAAGAGCACCCTTTACACGATCACCGTTGACGTTGCGGAAGTGAAGTAATGGCCATTGACATTCGCGCAGAGGTCAGTTGCAGCCTTGGCACCGTCATTAGCGGCAGCTTTGCCGATGACTACCTGCAGGGCAACGGACTGATCAAGACTCGTGGCGAGGTGGTGCTCTCTGGCACGCAAACCCCGGTGGTTGGCACTCAGGTCACCTTTACCTACAACAAAGCCGGCACGACCTACATCATTCCAAGGATGCTGCGGGTGCTGAGCAGCTTTGCCGATCCCTTCCGCCGCACGACCACGGTGCAGCTGGGCTGCAAGCTCACCTATCTGGAGAACCGCAAACCACCGGTTGAGAACCCAAACAGCAAGGACGAAAACAGCACGGTGCCGTGCAGAGTGTTCCTGCAGGCGACGCTACCAATCAGCGCTGAGTACGTTTTTCAGCAGTGCCTTGCTGCGCTGGACCTTAATAGCGACAGCATCCCGCTTACCAACAAGTTCTCGGTTGAAAAGTTTGACTTGACACCTGGCTACGTGCAGGTGATGAGCGACCTGCTGCAAAGCGAGGGCTACGCGAGCTACCTAGACAGCCAAGAGACGCTGCAGTTTCTAAATCTGACGGAGGCTGCCAGCGCCGGGCCTGTGATCACACCCGCTGACGTGGTGGACCTTGGCCCGATTGGCAGTGGTGATCTGCCAGGTGAAAGCGTGGTAGTGCGTTGGAGCAATCTGCGGTTGCTGCCACCGGATCAGCTTTACGGCGATGCGTACCTTGAGCGCAGCTGGGAGATTGAGGAAGTTTTTGGCGCACCGACTGATGTGAGCGTCAGCTACACCGACAACAATGGCACCACGCAAATAGACAACGACGTTTTCTACCCCTACAGCTTCACGGCCACCCGCTACGACGTGTGGGACCGCAAGATTGAGTCAATCTCGCTAAATCTGGTCTCTTCAGCGGAGATCAACAACCGCTGGGCCAGTGATGCGTTCCGCAAGGCTCGGCCCTGGAATGTTCCGACCGCCCGCCTGGTGCATGAAGTCATCGAATACGTGAAGGGCGCGGCGGCTGCCAATAACGTCAACCTCCTGTCCTCCGTGCAGGGGGTCGGGGTCGGCCCTGATTATGTAAAAGCGCAGCTCAGCAGCGCTGCAGAAGCGCATAGCGGTCTAGCCAACCTTTGCAAGGAAGAGGTGCCAGACGGCGCTGATGTGGTCAAGTCGCAGACCACCTACAACTACTTTTCCGAGCTGGAGCTGGCCGGCAGCCTCAACATCGACAGCTACATCAGTGACGCTGGCTCACTGGTTAGCTTCGACACCATCGCCGCAGAGCTGGATTCCACCGTGATTGTGGAATACGAGACCGATAGCAGCTCCGGCACTTCCAAGACGATCACCAAGCGCTCGGTGTCACGCTCGCAGACGGTTTCTGGTCAGCAGGATCTAGCCACCCGTGCGCAGGAGCTAGACACGGCCAACCTCAGTAACAGCATCAGCTCGCTGCTGGGCTTAGCTCGGCGTCAGGTGTATGTCGGCGCAGAGACGAGCCTGCACACGCAACGGGAATACGGGCTGCAGAAGCGCCCGAGCGAGGCTGACCGCAACAACACAGCCAACAGCAAGCCGCAGATCAGCGAATCCAAGGCAGAGATCACTTGGATCACCGGCAGCCCCACCAGCACCGCCGTCACTGAGTTCACGCTGCCCTATGCCCCCGATGATGCGATCAGCTGGAATCAGAGCACTGGCGCGTTCAGCAGCACACCCAGTGATGCCAATCAAAAGGCGATGCGCTACGGGCGGGTGCAGAACGCATTGCTTTTGGGCAACCGCAATGGGGTGAGCTTGCAGTTGGCACCGGAGCAACTGCCCAAACGCCCCTTTGATCCGCTGTACCTGCAGGCAGAAGGCATCACTGGCAGTTACCGGGTGAATGGCACCAGCTGGGCATTTGATGCCAGCGGCATCGTTGCTTCTACAGATGCTCTGCTCTGGGGTGCGGTGAGTGCATCAAGTGGCACCAACTTGGCCAGCAGCTGGGTGCCGTTGGCACCGGGCACCACCAGCCTGCCGCTGCCCTATACGCCCACTGGAGGTTCTGTTGACCCCGAGACCGGCGCTGCGTTTGCTGCAGTAATTACACCGGCGACGGTGCTGCCGCCGTACTTGGAAAACTTGGCGGTCGAAGGAATCAGCCGCAGCAGGGTGGTGCTAGTCGAATACCCGTACCAACTAAACCGTGGCACCGAAAGCCAAGTGGTAGCAACCAAGAGCAAGGTATTGGTGGGCGGCAAGCTTACGGCCGATGCTGTTAGCTATGTGCTGGCAGGGCAGGCCGCCGGCGGCAACTACATCCGCAAGCTTGTCGGTGCTGCAGGCAGCTTTGCCGCCACTGGTCTTGGTGCAGGCAGCGTGCGCACCTACGGCATCGGCACCAATGCAGGGACGTTCGCCCTTGGCGGCCAAGCGGCCCTGCTAACGCGCAGCTACAGCCCGCTCAATGCCGCAGCCGGCAGCATTGTGCTGAGCGGCCAAGCCTCCGAAACACGGGTTGGCATCAACCTTTTAGCGGCAGCAGGCAGCTTTGCACTCACCGGCCAGAGCGCCAGCAAGTTGCAATCGTTTGTACTTACGGCTGGCGTCGCCACCCTGACGGCAAGCGGTCAAAGTGCGTCGCTGGTCTACGTGTCCCCCAACGTCAAGATCCTGACCTACACCGGTAATGGCACAAGCACGAACGCCATTACTGGTGTTGGCTTTAAGCCGGGTCTGGTTTGGAGCAAGCGGATTTCGGGCAGTGCCGATCAGCATGTGCTGTATCACCGCATTACCAACCCCATTGCCGTCGATGATACTTACTACGGTTTGACGATTAGCAGCTCTGGCTCCAACTCAAATGGCGCCCAGTGGCTGACTTTCGACAGTGATGGATTTACATGGAAAAGCTCAACAAGCAACAGCAATACGGTCAACTACTGGGCGTTGTGCTTGAAAGAGGGTGCCGCTGCAACTTCCAACACCGACGGAAGCCTTGCCACAACAGTTAGCGTCAATAGTGGGTTGAAGTTCTCGCAGTTCAAGTTTGACCCCAACGGCTCAAACACCACCATTGGCCACGGCCTCGGTGTCACGCCAGAGTTGGTGTTTGCGTTTGTGCTGGGCTACAGCGCCAGCACCTACGTGGGAGGCAGTGTCATTGGAGACAACAACTACTTGGAGCATAACAGCACAGCAGCGGCCACCTCTGACAGCAGCACCTTTAGATCGTTTAGCTCCACAACGATTGGCATCGGTAGCCACCCAGGAGTCAACAGGTCAGCGGCATCGTGGGCCTACGGCTGGGCATTTGCGTCATCTCCCGGCATGAGCAAGATTGGCACCTTTACCGGTAACGGCAGCGCCACGCAAGCAATCACAAATCTTGGATTCCCCCCAAGCTTCGTGATGGTGAAGTCCTACAGCGGCGGTACCAGTGACTGGGTGATGTTCACCAGCGGCCGTGATGGACGCTTCTTTGCCAACACCACTGCAGTTGAGCAGGCTACCGATTACATCACCTTTGACAGCGACGGCTTTACGTTGGAAAGCGGAGCAAGCGTCAATAGCTCCGGGGTTTCTTACTTCTACCTGGCGTTCCGTTAAGGGAGGCAACCTAGCCCCAAAGCCCTGCGTACATGGCCGCGTTCAACAAGTTCAATAGCTTTGTGGAGGCGTTGGCAGAGAAGGTTCACAACCTTGGCAGCGACACCTTGAAGGTGATGCTCACCAACACCGCCCCGTTGGCGACGAATACCGTCAGGGCAGACATCACTCAGATCTCTGCAGGCTACGGCTACACCGCCGGCGGCAACACCGCCTCGGTTACCAGTTCGGCGCAGACCTCAGGTACTTACAAGCTGGTGTTGGGCGACCCCACGACCTGGACCGCTAGCGGCGGCAGCATTGGCCCCTTCCGCTATGCCGTGCTTTACAACGACACCGCAACCAATGATGAGTTGATTGGCTGGTGGGACTACGGCTCAGCCGTCACCCTAGCTTCCGGTGAGTCGTTCACCGTTGACTTTGATCCAACCACCGGCGTTTTGACCTTGGCCTGATGGCACTCACGCTTACCATCAGTCGCTACGAGCTGCAGCGCCAAGCCACTTTGGCTTTTGAAACCAAAGCGTATAAGGTGTTTTTGGCAACCAATAGCGGCAGCCTTACCGCCAACTCCACCTATGCCGCATGGCAAGCAGTGGAAGTGGCCTCAGCCAACGGCTACGCCGCGGTCACCGGCATCGTTGGCACCGGTTCTTATAGCAGTGGCAACTCACGCTATGAGCTGCCTTCAATCACTGCCACTTTCACCAGTAGCGGTAGCGGCTTTAGTTACAACACAATCTGCGTGCGCATCGGCCCAGAAACCTATCTGCATAGCATTATTGCGGAATCTCCTGCGATCACGCTGGCAGCCGGACAGTCAAAGTCCTACGTCATCACCTTGGTGCAGGACGACTGATTCATGAGCACCTACATCACGGTCACCAGTGGCACCGGCGCTTTGGTGAACCGCGTGAAACTGGTGCAACAGGCCAACCGAGAAACACAACTGCAGCGCGAGAGCGACACAGCGTTGCAGTCGCAGCTTGATACGGAAGTAACTGCTCAAGTTGAGCAAACGCAACGGCCAGTTGGTGGCAATCCAGATACCAGTATTAACCGCCGTCCTGCTGCTCAGCGAGGCACGCCGTCCATCGTCGGCATCCAATACCGTTTTGATTTTAGCAATGCACCTTCTGGAGAGCGAAAAATAACAGTTGGCGTGCCAGGGCTAGCTCAACAAGCTCAATACACTTTTACCGCATTTCCGACAACCAACGCTAATACAAATATTACACTGCCACCAGCCGTCTATGAGCCAGCAAGTGGCCCAAACCCTGGCTTGGCAACCTTGGGAACAGTGCCTCCAAATGCTGATCAAGAGACAGGTTTAATCGTTGAGTATCAGTCTTTTAATGATGAGCGTGAATATAATCTAAGTATACCTTTGTGCCTGCCTCTAAACAACAAGGCTACGTTATTTGTTATGGATTATCACTACGCAAGACACCAGCTGGTGTTTTTGCGAACAAATGAACGCGCCTCCCGTCGCATCAATCCGGTTACAGAAACCTCTATCTATAGCCATCCGACCTACAGCCGAGAAAACAATTACACAAGCACCTATGTTTTCGACAACGACGATTTTCAGGTAGTGCGGGAGATTGCTTGCTTCTTGGTTACACCTAAAGGAGTGCGCAAGCTTGATACCCCTTCCGGCTTCTCCGATGCACTCTATAATCGCAGGCCGTTGGCATCCAAGAATGGCACCGCTCAGGTGCTTGCGGTTGAAACATATCAGACTCACGAGATTATGACAAACCCCACTGACCTACCGCAAACAGTCACTACTATTCCTTCGACGTACACATATCAAAGTGTGCCGGTCTTTCAATCTTCAAGCTGGCGCCCGGAGTACACCGGCCCCGGCATGGGACTAGCAATTCAGTTTGGCATTGGCAGCCTTTTAGATAACACCCACGGCACCGCCAGTCGTGACTATTTCAGCGGCAGTGTTTACCAGTGGCTGACAAAGCCCATGGACTTGTCGAGAGAGGAGAGCATGGACTACAGCTATGTCAGAGCGCTCATCTCCGATTTCCCAGGTCGCTACATCACCAGTGTCGCTGGGTTCCCAAGCGACCCTCCGCCCACCTACAGGCCCGACCGAGAGAACTTCGGCATTGCAAAAAAAGCACCGCTGAAATACACGGGCACACCTATGAGCTTTGATGATTTCATCTGGACTAGCCAGTACAAGTTTCCGGCCAACGGCGCACCGGCATCAGAGCTGGCCTACGTGTGGAATTGGGATAAAGAACAGTATTGTCGTCGCCGACTCTTGGCGCTTGGCTTTAAGGCTGCAGATTTTGTCCTATGAACAGCGCCTGCATAAAACACGAAAAGCTGAGCCAGCAGGCCCCAAAAATGCCCTGCAGGCTGGAGTGAAGTGGTGATGGCCAAGTCCAAATTGATTACTCGCATACAGCAAGTGCAAAGTGCTGTGCGTCAAGCGCAGCTGCGCAAAGAAAAAGAGCAGCGACTGCTCAATAAAGCTTTATCCTCTAAGTAACAACACTCCGCGTATGCCCACTCTCCCCTTTGTTCAAGCGCCGGAGACACCAACCGTGCGGCGGCTCGGCACAGCAGCTAGCGGTATTCTGGAGATGCCGGTGTTGGGCGGTCTAACCGTTGGGGAGTCGGCCGTAGTCAGCGAAATGCTGGCGGCCGAGCAGAGCGCCTTCGTCAAGGGTGCTCAGATCGCGGACGCAATAGCCAAGGCCGAAGAGATCAGCATCTCAGAAGCGTTCAGCATTATTGAAAGCGCGATCAGCGGCAAAGCGCTGGAGGCTAAAGCCGAAGCAATCCGCACCCGCCATGCAGCTCAAATTGAGCAGGTGGCACGGGTGTATGCCAGCGCCGGTCAACGCAACATGGAGGCCACCGTTACGGCTTTGATTCGCTGCCGCTGCAACCTCAACGAGTGGGCTGTGGAGGACACACGGCAAATGCACCGCGCTTTGTTCAACGCGATCTGGGCGTTGGCGCAAGAAGAGCAAGAAGCCGAAGCGATGCCCAACGAGCCACCGACAGAAGAAGAGCTGGGAAAGCAGCAGCCGGCGGATGGCGCCGGGGCGAAACGGATTGGGCGGCGATCTTCTACGACCTAGCCCACGGCTACCCCGGTCAGTTCCCTAGGCACACCTACAACCACGAGTTGCGGGTGGTTGTGCTGCGGGCGTGGAAAGAGTTGCAGCGCATCCGCCGCGAGCAGATGCAACTGCAGGAGCTGCCCGTCGCTCAGTTGGCCGCCTTGCTGGCCAACGTCAACCGCGACCCCAAGAAGGGCAAGCCCTTTAGCCTGCAGGACTTCACCCTGTTTGCCGAGGAGCGCAAGGACAACAGCGTGTTAAGTCCCGAGGTGGCAGCGGTCGCCCTAGAGCTGCGCCATGAGGACAAGGCCCCGCCGCTGCTAATCACCTGCTGGACTCAGGTGCTTGCCAGCATAAAAGACGGCACCAAGGTGCCAAGCCAAAGAGCGCTGCACAGCGATGACGGCAACGTGTGGGTGCTGGCGCCGAAGTGGGAAGGCAGCAACGTGCGCGGCGGATTGGTGCTTGTTCGTGGGCGGATTAGCGGCACCGTCGTCCTACGGGACTTGGACAAGCCACTGTTGAGCACTGCCTTCAAGCTGCCAGAACGCCCCGGTTTTGGCTGGATTGAAGCAGGCTGTCTCCTTATCACGCAGGAAAAATAGGTGATGGACGTGCTCACCCTCCGCACCGAGCTAGAGACCGTCCTGGTCAACTACTTGGGCGCCTACACCCTCGCTAACGGTGCCAAGACAGCAGCAATCTCGGTGCGTGCTGCTGGTGAGAGCCTGCCACCCAACACCCGCGTCAGTGGGTTGGAGGTTGTGATCCTGCGCGAGCCGGAGCTGGTGCCGGTACGGCAATACAGCCGCGAGCAAGCCTTCAGCCGCTGGACCCTGTACCTCGTGGATTGGAGCGGTGACACCAGCCTCCAAGAAGTCGGCGGTGTGCTGATCGCGCAGTACCCCGGCAGCAATGCGGTGGCGATTAATGTCCCGCGTGGTGTGGGGCCGAGATCACAGATGCGCGTTGACATCCAGACCGATCCAGAGGCATAACGCCGGAAACCTTGGGTATGGCGATCACACCGGCGAGCTACAACATCCGCCCGCAGCGCCGGGCTGACTATCCGCTGGCGGTGCAGTTCAAGACCAGCGCTGGCGCTGGCCTGAACATCACCGGTTGGACGGTGTTAGCCCAGGTGTGGGATAAGACGCGGACAACGAAATACGGTGATTTCACGGTGAGTGTGACCGCTGCGGTTACAGGCAACGTGACCTTGACGCTGCCTTATACCGTGACGGCAACCCTGCCTGATGAGTGCCGCTATGACGTGATGCTGATCAATCCCAGCGGGTTGCGTGAATACTATTTAGAGGGCATCGTGCGGCCCAGCCAAGGCTTTACAGCACCGGCGTAATGACGAACATCGTTGAAGTCAGCAGTACCGGTCAAGTCCTTGTTGCTGAGGTTGCGGCGCAAGCGATTGAGGTCACCGCACCAAGCGCACCGCTAACGGTTGAGGTGCAAACCGCCGGGCCGCAAGGCCCAACGGCAACGCTTGGCTTGAATGACCTCACCGATGTGAACACCACCGCCAAGGTGGGTGGCAGCGTTTTGTACTACGACGCAACTGCTGGTAAGTGGAAAGGGAACGACATCAACACTGTGGTCACACTTACTGACGGAGGGAATTTTTGAGACGTTACCGGAAACCTAGGCGCAACGCAGTGTCCTGCCTGTAGCCGTGCCTAACACCATCCGCATTAAGCGCTCTACGGGGAGCAGCGCACCTGCGAGTTTGGCCAATGCAGAGATTGCCTTTGCAGAAGGCACCGCGACGCTGTACTACGGCACTGGCACCGGTGGTGCAGGCGGAACCGCTACTAGCATCATTGCCATTGGGGGCTTAGGTGCGTTTGTCGGTCTGAGCGGCACGCAAACGGTTACAGGCAGCAAGACGTTTAGCGGCAGCGTCAGCCTCGGCTCTGCGGCTACCGCAACTACGCCAACCAACGGCGATAGCAGCACAAAGGTGGCAACCACGGCGTTCGTGCAGAGCGCCATCAGCGGCTTTGGCGTCGGCTCGGTCACCAGTGTTGGCCTGAGCCTACCCACCAGTATTTTTGACGTGTCCGGTTCGCCGGTCACCACTAGCGGCACCCTGAGCGCCACGCTCGACACGCAGACCGCCAACTACGTGTGGGCGGGTCCGACTACCGGTGCAGCGGCGACACCGACATTCCGCGCTTTGGTAGAGGCTGACCTCCCTAACCTGTCTGCCACTTACCTGCCCACCACCGGTGGCACGATTAGTTCCAACTTAATCATCAGCGGTGACCTGACGGTCAACGGCACCACTACCACCATCAACAGCACCACCCTGGCTGTTGACGACAAGAACATTGTCCTCGGCGACATTGCCTCGCCAACCGACAGCACAGCAGACGGCGGTGGCCTCACCCTTAAGGGTGCAACGGACAAGACCTTTAGCTGGAGCAACGCCACCGACAGCTGGACTTCCAGCGAGGACATCGACGTTGCTAGCGGCAAGGTCTACCGCGTCAACGGCACCACGGTGCTCAGCGGCAGCAGCCTGGGCACGGGTGTCACCGGATCGAGCCTGACCAGCGTGGGCACCCTCACCAGCGGCATTTGGAATGCCACCAGCATTAGCGTGGCCTACGGCGGCACCGGGGCAACCACGCTGACCGGTTTGCTCAAAGGCAATGGCACCAGCGCCTTCACAGCAGCCGTGGCCGGCACCGATTACCTCAGCCCCAGCTCCGAGATCGACGGCGGTTCGTATTGATCTGCGACCGGCAACTTAGTTCGTCCGGCTAGATAGCCACTCGGACGGCCACATGGCTAACACGATCAAACTCAAGAGTTCAGCAGTCGCTGGCAAGGTGCCAACCACCAGCGACTTAGAGCTGCGTGAGCTTGGCATCAATGTCTACGACGGCGCTCTCTATATGAAGCGCAATCAGGGCAGCGATGAGATCGTGCGAATCGCTTTTGCGAACCAGGACTATGGGCTGATCACGGGTAGCTTCAGCGGGACGTTGGACTACGGCGCCCTTACCTGATGGCCACCCAAGTACAGAACCGTCGCGGCACTACTGCCGAGCACAGCACTTTCACGGGTGCCAATGGCGAGCTGACCGTTGACACCACCAAGAAGACGGTGGTGGTGCATGACGGCAGCACAGCAGGTGGTACGCCCTTGCTCCGCGAGAACGGCAGCCAGAACATCACCACCACTGGCACGGTTACGGGCGCCAGCCTGTCCCCAACCAGCAGCACGGTCCCGTCAAACGGAGTTTATCTGCCTGCCGCAAACAGCGTAGCCATCAGCACTGGTGGGTCTGGCAGATTGTTTGTTGACTCCAGTGGTCGGGTTGGAGTGGGAGAAAGTTCCCCTACCCATAAGCTAGTTATTCGCCAAAATAATTCTGGTGGCGTTGCAGCAATTCATCTACCAGAAGACGAATCAACGATCTTGGGTTCGAACGCAAATACCAACATCAAAATGGGCGGGAACATGACTGTTTCTGCTAATGGTGTTCTTGGGCTCAATACAAACGGTTCAGAACGCCTCCGCATCACCTCCGCTGGCCTCGTAGGCATAGGGACTTCAACGCCCAGTGGTCCTATTCATGTGACCGCAAGCAGCAATGGGTATATTTCCCATACCTTCTCAAACACCAGTGCTGGCGCCAGTGCCGTTAATCGTATTCAGATTGGCAATGATGCCAGCGATGGTGTTGGGCAGATTGTCGTTTATGGTTCCCAGCACTCCACACTTCCAAACACCCTTGACGTTACCAACGCAGCAAATGCCCCAATAAGACTACTCACAAATAACACAGAAAAGGTTCGCATTACAGGCGCAGGGCTAGTAGGGATTGGCACTACGAGTCCCAGTACTAAGTTTGTTGTATCAAACGGAGGCGCGGCGGGTCTTGAGATTGAACCAACTGGATTTAGCGCTGCACCGGTGCTTGTTAGTTATAACAGAAGCGTGGCAGCTTATACACAGCTCACGCTAGATGGTGCGAGCAATGTGTTTAGTATTTCAGGTACTGAAAAAGCCCGCATCGACTCCAGCGGACGCCTGTTAGTTGGCACGTCTACTACTGTTAACGGCGCTGTGCTGGGCTCAGCAGAAACGCGAACTGTTCAATTCTACAACTCTATTAATTCAGGTGATCAAGGTTTAGGGGTTTACAATGTATCCAGCACTCCTTTTGCTCCACGGCTGGAAGTAGGCACTGCAAAACTAAATTTTTCATCTCTTACTGCAGACAACTATCTAGGTTTACTTTCTTTTGTAGGTTCAGACGGCTCAAAGTTTGTGCAGGGCGCCATGATTGCAGCCCAAGCAGATGGCGCCTGTGGAAATGATGACCTTCCAACAAGGTTAGTGTTCTCGACTACTGCCGACGGGGCGAGTTCTCCGACGGAGCGGCTACGCCTGACATCAAGTGGATTTTTTCAATCAATGCCGATCTACAATACAACTGGCGGGGATGCACCCAACGTTGTAGTCAACTCAAACGGAACAACTTATCGGTCAACTTCGTCCGCCAAATACAAAACAGACATTGAAACTCTTCAGGATCAGTACGCCGATGCTGTATTGGGTTTTCGTCCGGTCTGGTATCGATCTAAATGCGAAATTGAC